GCGTCCATTGGTTGATATTCTTCTTCTTCAAAACTATTTGAACTTTCTACTATTTGTATTTGGTCAATGTATGCCAAGGCATCAATAAGGTCATCATGCAACTGTGAGTTAGGAAAGTTGACAAGCTGGTCAATGAATTCATTGTTCCATGTTCCCTCATTTAGCGTAACCTTCCCGTGCTCGAATCGCCCTTGGAGTGCCCACATGATACGGTCTGTTTTCTTTTGATTGCCATGAGTGACATCGTCAATGCGGAAGTAGTGATTATGCCTACGCATAAGGTCTGTAAGGTAAGGGTGAGCAGCATTTTTTAAACTTCCTTTTTCAATTCCAACAGCAACAGGTTCATATTGAACAACAGCCCTCATTATCTGAGCGCAAGTTTCTTGAATATCCCACCTACCATGCAAAATATCTGCAACCCACCAACCACCTTCGTGCACCTTAACAACAGCTATAGCTGTTTCATCCAGCTTTTTATTCTTGTTACCTGATTCTCTATCCACATTGATAAAACCAGCCAAGTCAACAGTAATGAAAAAACGACCTTCAATAGGTTCTTCTTCATCTATTTTTATCCATTCTTCTTTAAACAAGTCACGACTTGCTGCTTCAAACGAAGCCATGAACTCTTGGCGGAACGCAAAAGATGACATACTTTGTTTAGCATTGTCAAACTCTTTTGCTGGAATAAGGGGATTATCATAGGAAGTAAAATGAAACGCTTTCCACTCATCATCCCTCTCACTTTCCGCATATTTAAATAATTCATAGAAATGGTTTCTACCTTTTGGTGTCCCGATGAACACCGCACCACCCTGAACATCTGACAAGGCTGGGCGTAAAATCTGTTCCCAAACATTTGGCTTTAAGTCAGCATACTCATCAATTACAAGGAACGCTAAACCCACACCTCGTAAAGTGTCAGGTCTATCTGCACCCTTGAGGTAAATCTTACGACCATTAACTAAAGTAAGGACAGAGGTATTCTCATGTGCCGAGGCAATGACATCATGCCCAATCTCTTTTAACAATCCCCACAAGATGTCTTTTGCTTGTTGGTAAGTTGGCGCAACATAGAAGACATCCTTCTCTGTCGACTTCAGGGCTTCAATAATAAGAAGCCAAGCGGCTAACCGACTTTTACCAAACCGCCTACCAGCAGCGAGAATCTTAAATCGGTGGTTATCGTTAAATACTTCTAGTTGCTTCTCGTGAAGCTTGACATTTAAATCTGCCATTAATAAGACCCATCGTATGAATCTAATTTAGCCTTGCCTGAATCTACTATTTTCTTAGCTTCCATCATCATCTCAGGAAGCGTCTTTACTCGTAATCCTAATTCCACACCCAATCTATTATTATATAAATCCATAGCCTTTTGGTCAGCAGGTTGGAATGGTGTCCCTACAAAAGGGAGTTGTGATTCGTGCATATTACCAAGCATATTGGCTGTAGGTTCGCCATATTGATTAGCTGTCATTGCTTGCCACAAGATATGCCTATAAGCATCTCGTTCTTTATTTGCTTGTTCTTTATTTGGATAAACGCTTTTAGCATTATTATGGGCAAAATCAGATATCTCTAATTTAGAATATTTTGGCATTGTTGCCACACCATAAGGGATGAAATCACCTGCTGCCATTAAAAGTTAAAACCACCAGTTAATTTAAATTCATAACCTTTAGGTGTTATATTACCTGAGGCATCTATAAATCCATTATTAAATAGTTCTTTGCGAATCTGTGCTTGAACAGCAGGGGTTTTAGTATAACCATCATAGTTAATACCAAAACTAGCATCCATAGATTTATCTTCCATTGGTATATTAAAAGATGTATCTAAAGATTTATCAGTAGCGTTCACTTGAAATCCATCTCCCATATAACTTCCTCTAATGCCATTAGGTCTTGCTTCAACATTAAAATTATCGCCACCATAACGATAGTACATATCTTTAGGTGCGTTTAAACCTTTTGAATAACCAACAGTTCCAACAGGGGTATTATAATTAACATCACCAATCAATGCGCCACGATTGGCATCAGCCATAGCATTTAGGTTTAAATTACCAATAGATTTATTATAAGACCAGTTAGTTGGTCTATTAACAACACCATATGCAGTAAAATCCCCAGCAGCCACTATTCGTTATCCTCTACTATCTCTGCGTCTTGAACATCATCGTTGTCGTAGGTGGAGGTTTCCACTTGACCAATCCCCGTGATGGATATATTAATTTGATTACCCTTACCACTAGCCTTAGATAAATAATCAGCAGGGATTATTCGGTCAGCCACCAACTTAAGACACGCCATTTGGTCAGCATCGCCATCAGTTAGGGCTTTGTCCAATATCTTTTGGATTACCGCCTTACCCTTGCTGTTTAATAAACCAGCTAATATTTCTTGGTGTCTTGCCTTCTTGCTAACGGGGAGTATGCGATTTGCATCTCGTTTAGCATTAATAGGGGTTTTAGGGATAGGTTTAAGTCCCATCTCTTGCCGCTTGTAATTCTCACGAACTAAAGCAGGGCGACCAGCACCTATTCGTTTACCACCCTTTTTCTTTTTGGGTAATGAAGCAAGTTCATTGTCTACTTCTTGCACACGGGGAACATCGGCTGACGCCTCTTGAACAAGGATATTTATACTACGTCCTGATGGACTTGTTACATCATTTGGTTTTGGGTTCATCGTTCACAAACCTTACGGCTTGCTCCTATAGTTGAATTATCCATTCTTATATTCTAATTATACCATAAGTATTTAGATTTGTCAATAGATGTTTATTTATACAAGGATTTATTTATATTTAGTATATTTAGATTTGTTTAAAATCTAGTTGACTTTTATTTAAAACTATGTTACCCTAAATACTATATAGTACTAATTAGTTACTTAGTTATATATTAATAATATATTATATTAATATTATTATATATAAATAATATATACTATTGTCCTACGCTTACGCTACGGAAGTGAAATGCGGCAGCATGAACCAAAGTTGTCAACTCCCTTGTTTAACATCGTAGGACTGATTATTATTATAAACTGATATGATGGTATTAGTAATCAATTATCTCTTGTTTTAGGCACCTTCCTGTGCGTTCTAAGGGGTTACCCTAGACATCCTCTGTTACCCCCAGCAGGGCTCCCTAGAAATGCGTTCTAGACCCCCTTATTTTATATAGTCAGACTAGTCTTTCTTGTGATTCCCTAATTTACCTTTTTTGTATCCGCTGTGATACATATAATTATACACGCCAAGCCTAAACATACCCCCCCCTATCAAACTACTATGTGCTTATATGCCGATATAGTTATATAGTTATATGATACTAATATGATAGTGTTGTTCAACATTGAACGGTGCAAGGGTGCGATGTGATACCCATAAGCCAAACATAGTAAACTCAATCAATACAAACTATACTGTTCAACATTGAACAATAAAGACTGCACAATTTATTTATATATAATTGTTTTAATATAATAAAATAGTATTTGACAAAGGTTTATTATTAAGTTATTCGCGTGCGTTCCTATTTAATATATCGGTGTTTAAATATCCATAAATAAAACTTATCATTAGATTATTATTGATTAAAACAAATGTTTAAATAATGCTTGCATTGATTATTTAATAATGTATAGTGAACACATACCGCACTTAAGCGGGAATTCAGACAAGGGGTATTAAAATGCGAAACACTTTAATTGATATATACTTAGATTATGTTAATAATTATCTAACTTATGAACGCTATGCAGAGTGCAACGGCTTGCACGATAGCGAGGCTAAAACTTTAATTGAGTTAGCTCGCACTGTTTATAATTCTAATCATCCAGAGGCTTAATCATGTGGAAAATAAAACAATTTAAAACGCAAGCGGAATTATCTAGATGGGTTCAACGCAACTATGGCAAATATCAGTTTGTAGATTTATTTATAAATAACGCTTATGGTGTAGAATACAGACCGTTAAGAAAAATATACTAGAATTATCTTTTAGCCCTTGTTTATAGCGAGGGTTAAGGGGCTAATTCTGCCAAACTCTGAAAAGGATTATTAAAATGGTTATTATTAAAACTAAATACTTAAGCGCAACAAACACTAAAGGCTCACGCATCAAGGCGGAGGCTAACGGCTTTACTGTTACAATCCCTTATGACTATGCCTTAAGCTATGAAGCTGTGCATTATAAGGCTGTGCAAGCGTTAGTAGCTAAGCATAACCTAGACTGGGATATATCGAACATGGGTTACGGTTCAGACGATAGCGGCTACTATTTCACATTTAACCATTCTGTTATGGGGGCTTAATCATGCAAACAATCACATATAAAACTGCTGTTAAAAAGTTTGGAAAACAAGCTAAATTAAAATGCACTAGTTTTAAAATAAAATCTACTTATGATGTATATTTTAAGTTATGTATTGAAGGGCTTGCACATCAAGCTGGTTATTTTATCGCGAGGGCTTAATTATGACTTACTTAAATCAACAGCTAGAAAAACTCGCACTCACGCAAGGCGAAAATTACCTATCTTTGCGGATAACATCAACGGCAGGGGCGACGAATTGGTTAACCTTAACGAATGAACAATTAGAGCAGATTTTTAACATACTAAAACAAGGGGAAAAATAATGGGATACCGTAGCGAAGTGAAAAGTTTAATTTATGGCTCTTACGATGACATGGCTAAGTTTAAAGCCGACAATGCGGAATTGTGCGAGCAATTAGCAGAGGATTTTGGGGCAGCTATCGAACAACTAAATAATGCTGTTTATGAAATAATATATTTAGATGTAGAATACTCGAAGTGGTATGACAGTTACAGCGAGGTTATAAGATGGGGCAACCTATTATCCCTTGCTAATGAAGCGGAGTTAATGACCGAGTTTGTTCGCATTGGTGAGGAAGCTGGGGACATCGAGCAAGAATACTCGCAGACCGAGTGCGAATACTATCTTGAAACAGTAAGCACAATTAACGCTAATTTTTAAGGGGTATTAAAATGGCTTTATATCTAGTAACATCAAGGCAGACAGTTTACGAACAAACCAAAGTGGAAGCCGACAGCGAACAGCAAGCCATAGAACTGGCTTTTGAGAATTGTAGCGACTTGGAGTGGGATATTAGCGACGCTGGGGACTTTGAGTGCTTTAGCGCAATTAAATTAGGGGTGGAAAATGCCTAAATTCAGAATATACGCCAAAGCCGTTACATATTATGTCGCAGAGGTGGAAGTGGAAAATGTCGAGGATATCGTTTTCGATGATATAGATAATGATGATTTCGAGGAATTGGACGAAATTACATGGGAAATCGACGAAATAGTGGAGGTTAAAGATGCTTGAACAATTAAACATAATTGCTAGGCTTTTAAATGTTGCCTATGCTGAATTATTAAGGGATAATCCCGATTTAGACACTATTTTAGGGCATATTGCTGAAGCAAAAGCAATCGCAGAGGGGGAATAAAATGCAAGACAGCATAAATTATAAAATTCAATGTCGAATAAACAATTGGTTTGAGAGTGGGTGCGATGATTGGGATTATGACAGCGCATACTTTAAGCCAGCAGACACGACTTTTTACTGCAACCACTGCCAAACGCATAAAAGCATTAAATTGCAGAAGGTAACATTCGACAGCTTAAATCGTAAGCTAGTGCGGTGCGCTTCATGTGCGAGTAAGATAACCAAACCTATTAAACCTAAAGGGATTAAAAAATGATATCTAACAAACAAATTATATTTTTAATAATAATATTTTTAACGGTTTTATATATGCTATTTGCAAAAATCGTTTACAATAACCCATCTGTTTTTAGTATTGTAGTTTTAACACTAACGACAGTTTTAATGACAATGTTATTTTTTGTGGAGTTAGAAAAATGAAACACCCATATAAACACGCAAGCGATGTATCGCATTATAAGTTTATCTCTTTGCATGGGACAGACCGAAACTGTTTAAACGATGTCGATTGGGATTACAAACGAGAAAAACAACCATTATTTGGACAGGTGGCGGACACTTTAGCCTTCATAGGGGCGACTTGCCTACTAGCTGTTGTCATCATATTACTTTCTTATTAAAACAAGCGAGGAGTGCCTTAAAATGCTAACCAAGGTATATACTATTTGGGAATATGTGGAAAAAATAGACGACTGGGCGATGTGGACTATGCCCAAAACCTATTGGAAATCACACAAAGAAGCGGAAGACTTTTTGCTTGAGTATTGGAAAGATTTAGACTTAGGGCAAGAGGATTATAAGATGGATAATTTTTTAATAGAAGAGGATTTTATATAATGAAAATCAAATGGAGTTCAGTATTTACTTTCGATGTATATTTTTATGATGGTTGGGAAAATTGCGTAAGGTTTCGCATATTAGACGGGAATTTAATTGTTTGTAGAAAATATGGCAATATACCTGCTAATTTCATGCAATTAACCGAAAATCGCTGCAAATCACGGAAATTACAGCCTAAACACAGCGTTTAAACACTCTTTGTGTGGGTATAGGGAACCTGAGTTTTATGTTGTATTTTTACAACAACCTGTTATAATAGTGTTGCTTTTTGACAACATTTATTATAAGGATTTAAAATGCGCTGTTTGGCTTGTGATTGTGAATTATCAGATTTAGAGGCTATCCGTAAAGATAGTCATGGGGTATATGTGGACTTTTGCAACAAGTGTTATCAGTTTACGAAAGACGAAATCACATATATTGAGATTGAAAAAGAATTACGAGGGATAGTAGATGAGTAAGTTTATCCAATTCACACCTTGTGAAAAATGTGGCTCAAGTGATGCAAATGCGGAGTATGACGACAGTTTTTACTGTTTTTCATGCAATCGCTATACACCTAAACTTAGTTTAAAGCGTTTTAAGGCGATAAAAGAGGTTAAGATATGTAACGGTATCACTTTGGAAACAAAACTCGCTGGCGGTGCCTTAAAATGGCTCCTAGGGTATGGTTTAACGAGTGATGAGATAGCACAATTCACTTATGCAAGGGAAAGAATTGGAAAATATGGCTTAATGCCATGTGAACTGCTGGTTTTATATTCTAGTAACGAGTATTGGTGTGCTAGGAACTTTGACAAGGGTGCAAAATACCTGACGAGTGGCACAAAACCCTTTTTAAAGTATGGGTTTAATCAAGATGTATTGGTGTTTGTCGAGGATATAGTGTCTGCTGTTAAGGTTGGACGACAATTTACTGCTGTCCCCATGTTAGGCAGTATGCCCTCGCAAGATGCGGCAAGCCACCTAGACGAGTATAAGAATGTTTTTATATGGAACGACATGGACAAGGCGAAAGATGCCATTAAAACGGCTAGAAACCTGTCTGAAAGACTTAACAAGAGGGTTAGGGTTGTAATATCACCTAAAGACCCTAAAGAGTATGACGACAATGCAATAAAAGAGTATATATATAATAATATAATATATTAAATATATATATTATATATTATTAGGGTAACATAGATTTCCTATGTTGTCAATAAGCAAATTCAAGAGGTAAAAAGATGATAGAACATAGCATATTGAAGCTATTTTTAGAGGACAATGATTTATATACTAAATACCACACTTATTTAAAACTAGATTTTATAAAAACCGATTACCCACTACTGTTCAAGCTATTTAAATCGTTGCCAGCTAAAAGCGTAGGGGAACTGGAAGCGAAATATCTAACCTTGTATCCCGTGTTAAAAGATGGTGATAGAAAAGTTATAAGTGAACTGTTGGCTACTGTTGATAAGACCGAGGTTTATACCCAATCAATCGTTGATTATATGCAACAACACTACTCACAATCCGTTGCTAGTGAATTATCCCTTGTGGCGATTGATGTTGCCGAGGGGCGCAAGAAGGTAGAGGATTTAGCACCTATCATTGATAAACTGGAATTATCGGTTGTTGATGAGATAGACGAAGTGGAATGGGTAACAACTGACATTGAGGAACTTATGGACGAGGAGGAATTATCACTTGGACTAAAGTGGCGTTTAAACGCACTCAACCAATCCCTCGGACCACTACGCAAGGGGAATTTCGGACACATATTTGCCCGTGTGGAAACAGGTAAAACCGCCATGTGGATAAGTGAAGTTACCTTTATGGCAGAACAGGTAGAACAACCAATTCTCATATTTTTTAATGAGGAGGGTGGCAAGGATATTGTGTGGCGAATGTATTCTGCTGTTACAGGTTTGACCTACATGGAATTGAGTAACAACATTAAGAAAGCCAAGGCGATATGGGACGAGAAAATTGGCGACAAGATTAAATTCATTGACCAACCATCGCTTGTTGAACGCAAGACAATGGAAAAGCTGATAGAGCAAGTGCAGCCATCGCTAATTATCATTGACAACATGGACAAGGTTAAGGGATTTGTTGGCGATAGGAAAGATTTGGTGTTGCATGAGATTTACAAGTGGGGACGAGATATCGCTAAGACCTATTGCCCTGTAATAAGTGTTGGACAAGCGGACAGCACAGGGCATAATGACCGCTACATCAATGAAAGCCAAATGGCAGACAGTAAGACCAGTAAGCCATCGGAACTAGATTTTATTATTGGTATTGGTAGGACAGACAAAGAGGGATATGAGAATGTTAGGTATATAAATATCCCCAAGAATAAGTTACGAGGCGACACGAATACTGTTGAAGCGATGCGCCACTTGAAGGGTAAGGAAGTGCTTATCGTGCCCCATTTATCAATTTATCAGGATATGTAGAAATAGTTTGACTTAATCATAAAATTATGTTATACTATTAGTATTACTAATTATTAAGGAAACCTATGAAAATATGTTCAAATTGTAAAATTAAAAAGGAGTTTTCTGAATTTCATAAAGCGTCGTCTGCAAAAGATGGTTATAACTACTATTGCAAACTATGTAACAATTTACACGCGAAAAAATATAAAGAAAATCATCCTGATAGAGTTAAAGATACCAGTAAACGATTTAGAGAAACTAATGTAGAATACTTTATGTTAAGGTCTGCTAAATTAAGAGCTAAACAGCATAACTTACCTTTTAACTTGGATATTGAGGACATAGAAATACCTGAATTTTGCCCTTATCTTAAAATTAAATTAGATAGAACAAAAGGTAATGGACGAAAAGACTCTGCACCTTCTCTTGATAAGATTATTCCTGAATTAGGATATGTAAAAGGTAATATTGAAGTTATTTCAGATAAAGCCAATAGAATGAAAAGTAATGCTACTCCTAGAGAGCTTATTGAGTTTGCTTTAGCTATATTAGACAAGGTGCCAAATGAAAAATATAATCGCTTATGATGTGGAAACTACGACCTTTGAGAAAGGTTCAACATATAGCCAGTCTAATAAATTGGTTTATGTAGGGTTCTATAAAGATGAACAAGAGTATTCACTTTTACCAATAGAATACGATGAAAATCCTTATGGAAATGCCCTAAAGACCTCTCAAAGTATTTTAGATAATTGCGACCTACTTGTTGGATTTAATCTTAAATTTGATATTGGATGGGGTAAGCGATATGGGTTAGATTTCAGTAATATTCGCTGCTGGGACTGCCAACTTGTTCACTTCATGCTACAAGGTCAAGTGGATAGTTATCCAAGTTTAAATTCAGTTAGTGAGTATTATGGACTTGGTAATAAACTTGATGAAGTTAAGGCTTATTGGGAAGTTGGTATAGATACTCCTGATATACCTAAAGACATTTTAGAAAGATATTTAAAACAAGATATAAAATTAACTCTAGAAGTTTATCATAAACAGTTAGAGGAAGTGAACTCAAAAAGCACAGCGTTTAAACGCCTTGTTTCCCTTCACAACCAAGACCTGATTGTCTTACAGGAGATTGAGTATAATGGTCTGCTGTTTGACGAGGGGGCTTGTCTGAAACAGGCTGAGGTCTTAGGTAAAGAGATTGAGGAGTTACGGGCATCGCTGTATGCAAGCCATTCAATCCCTGAATTTAACACCGAGAGTGGCGACCACCTATCTGCCTTGTTGTATGGTGGGACAATCGTTATCCCTCGCAAAGAAGTTGTAGGGGTGTATAAGACAGGGGATAGGAAGGGACAGGAGAAGCTGGGTTGGAGAGATTATTCATTCTATATGCCACGGCTTGTTAAACCCTTGGTGGGAAGTGAACTTAAGAAAGAGGGTTATTGGGCTACTGGTGCTGATGTGCTAAAATCCCTTAAGCCAAAAGGTGAGGCAAAAAAAATAGTGGACACCATCTTGGAACTCGCTAAACTAGAAAAGATAGTATCAACTTATTATTTAGGGTTGCCAGCGTTACGAGAGAAAATGAATTGGGGTGTGAATATGTTGCACGGGAACCTCAACCAATGTGTTGCTCGGACAGGGCGACTATCATCAACTAAACCCAACCTACAAAACATTAGTGGGGATATGAAGGGTGTATTTGGGAGTAGATATGCTGTATGAACGGAACGGTTGGAGGAAACACGACGGCTCACCTGAATGTTACGAGCCGCCTGAGAGTTTGATTGAAGTGGAAACTTACAGCTCACAGGGAAATTATGTTGTTAAGGCAAGCCAGCTAGATTGGCAATATGTTAAATTTTATAGGGTGGTAAATGATGAATAATGAATTAAATTTATTATTTCCAATACCAGTTATGGTAGGAAAGCTCGATAGGGATTTTACAGAAGAAGAACTTAGTGTAATACAAGAGCATAAAAATCATTTGATGGCTAACTATGGTAATAAATCCACCATAAATGCTTATATCTTAGATATGCTTGAATTAAAAGAACTTAAGGATTATTTAACTACTTTTCTTAATCATTATTTACAAGAGATATACATTCCTAAATATCCTTTAGAGGCTTATATCACACAATCTTGGTTAAATTATACAGAGGAAGGGCAGTATCATCATCTGCACTCACACCCTAATAGTTTTATATCAGGGGTTATTTATATTAACGCTTCTAGAGATAAGGATAGTATTAAGTTTCATAATCCATCTACTAAGCAGATAGCAATAGCAGCAAAACAATATAACACAGTAAATGGGGATGCTTGGGGAAGAACTGTGGAATCAAAAGAGATTGTATTATTCCCATCATATTTGCCCCACTCTGTTGAAAAGACAGATACAGATATTACAAGAGTAAGCCTAGCATTTAATTCGTTTTTGCGAGGAACCCTTGGAGAAAATCTTAGATATAACGAACTTAAATTATAGGAGAATGATAATGCCGTGTAATCAAAACTGTAATCAAGGACGCAACTGTGATTGTTCAAAAGACAGGAATATAGATAGAGCCACCGTAGTGGTAGTAACCCTTATGCTCATTGCTTTTGTTTCTATGGGATATGGCGTATGGAAGCTTTTTAATGGAACCAAAGGGCAAGAGTGTGAAATAACATTTCAGTTTAAAGACAGTAAGGCTACCTACATAGGGAAGACTGTTTGATATATCACTTTTTTGAGTTTAATTTTATGCGTAGGTCTACACTTTTAGTTTAGTTTTGAACTAAAACTGTTACTTATTGGCAACAAAACTACCAAATTGTACACTTTGTGTCACATAATTTAAGAAATATTACAGACAAAGGAAATAGATATGAAAATATACCTATCTAATTATAGATACCATTGGATAAGCCCATTGAAAATAGCAGAGAAGTTGTGCTTTTGGCGAGAGATTGAATATCACGAACCGTGGGTAAAGCGTTTAAACAACATCTTATACCCTGTCATGTCGATTTTGCAGAAGGTTTTAGACACAATCCACCCTCGTGTCGAATATGTGCACATTGATGAATATGACACATGGAATATGAATACCACCCTTGCTAAAATCATCCTACCAATGCTTAAACAGCTAAAGGAAGACAAGTATGGATATCCAAGCACTCTTACTGAAAAGAAGTGGAATACCATAGTAGATGAGATGATTTGGTCATTTGAGCAAGTGTTAGATGACGAAAGTGATGAGAAGTTTTGGACAGATAGGATTGATTGGGATGGACTAAGGGCGCATAATAAGCGAATAGATAAAGGGCTTGCTTTATTTGGTAAATATTATAGGAATTTGTGGGATTGATTATGACACAAGCAGAACTTGAGGAATTGACTTATCTCCTAATCTTATCTAAGATGAAGGAAAATGCAAAGAAATTATGATAGAATGGCACAAATTTTACTTACCCCCGATTAACTTATATAACAGACCGAGGAATAACATGGACAGAGAAAACGAATCAGGTATGAATGAAGAAGAAATGTATGTGGAATTCACGATGATTGAGATTAACGAGTTTATTAGCAGGTATGGTGCGGAATTCTTCTTGTCAAAACTGAAGTATCCAAACTTAATGGCAATCATACGAGAGTTGCCGTAATGCTGTTACAGGCAGACGCATCTGCTCTAGAAATCCGTGTTGCCGCCTACCTTAGCCAAGACCAAGTCCTAATAAACGAGATTGTGAATGGTGTGGACTTGCATACTGATAACCAAGAGAAGTTTGGGCTACCATCCCGTTTGATAGCAAAGATTTTAAACTTTAGGATATTGTATGGTGGCAATGAGTTCTCGTTTGCTAATGACCCTGACTTCACTTCTATAAGCAAGAGTAAGGCATATTGGAAGGATGTGGTGGATGCCTACTACGACAAGTATCGAGGCATAGGGGCATGGCACACAAAGATTATTCGTGAGGTAGTGGAAACCAATAAACTAGTAGCCCCAACTGGTAGGGAATATTACTTTCAGAAGTTCGGTGGGCAGTATAAGGACACGCAGATTAAGAATTATGCTGTTCAGGGAACGGGTGCAGACCTCATGGCTTTGGCTAGGGTTAGTGCTCATAACCGATTGAAAAAGCTAGGTTATGGTGACAAATGTTTGTTAGTGAATACGGTGCACGATTCGATAATCCTTGACTTTGATGACAAAGTGTGCGATACTAAGGAATTAGTGGCAATGTTTCACAGCGTGTTTCACGACCTACCAGCTAATTTTGAAAAGATGTTTGGTGTGAAATTTAATGTCCCAATGGCGGCTGAGTGTCAAAAGGGTTTGAATTGGGCAGATATGGAGGTAGTATAATGGAAATTGAGATTGTAGATATAGCAAAGGTAGACAAAGAGGATAAGTTTGGGAAACCAACACGCACTCTAGCTGTAACCTTCACCTCTGAAGGCGTAACTCGCACACAGAACATAGTTCCCTTTGCTAACCCCAAGGTGTTTGGTGTGTTAGATGATGCGAACATTGGTGACAAATTTGAAGTAGCCATCACAAAGAATGGTAAGTATGACAACTGGTCTGCTATTGGTCCAGTAGGGTCGTTTAAACAAGCTGCACCAACGACCAAGGTAATAGGTAGTAACTATGAAACAGCAGAGGAACGGGCGATTAAACAACGATACATTGTTAGACAATCATCCCTTGCTAATGCTATTGCCCTATCCCCTAAAGCAACGGTAGGTGACATCATTGCCATTGCTAAACAGTTTGAGGAGTTTGTCTTTGAGCCAGCAGAAACCTTATAATTGGATTAGGATGTTAGAAGTTATTACCTGTTTTTGTATTATTATCAACACTATTAGACATTGGAGTTAAGTATGACAAAATTAAAAGCAACAATCATGTGGGCAAACCTAAACCATGTAAATGAGATGTCAGGGAAATATCAGATTGACCTGTCAAACTTGTCCACCAAAGCAGTAGAAGAATTAGCCAAAGAAGGAATTGAAGCCCGTGAATCAACCAAAGCAGAAGACGAGCGTGGTGTGTATATTACTTGTAAATCGACCTACCCAATCCCCGCCTATTACGAGGATGGTTCGGAAGTTCCTAGTAACATCAAAATTGGTAACGGTTCACTAGCCGTAGCAACGGTTAAACCTTTTGCATGGGAATTTAAGGGTAAGAAGGGTGTAAGTGCCACCATCTCTCGCCTGACAGTTACTAAGTTGTTAGAGTATGGTGCTGACGAAGACGCTGACACCGACCTAGCTGGTGCCGTGTGATTGAATACATCCTTTGTTATAGCACAGCCTTTTTCTTAGGTATGTTGGTAGGGGTTGGTTGTTGTATATTTTTACACGAGGTAATATATGATAGCGTTAATTGATATGGATTTGGTGGTATATAGATGTGCTGCTAGTTCAGAGAACGAAGACTTGTCTATTGCCACTCATCGTGTAGAGGAACTCCTAGACACAATCCTTACCAAAGTGCAAACAACAGAGTATAGGGCTTTTCTAACAGGGGCTAGAAACTTCCGCAAAGAGGTTTACCCTGAGTATAAAGCAAACCGCACACAACCAAAGCCAAACTGGTTACAAGCGTGTCGTGAGTTCTCAATAAAGGAATTATGTGCTGAGGTTGCACCTGATAATCTTGAGGCTGACGATGCCCTTGGAATCTACCAAACTGCTGACACGATTATCTGTTCATTGGACAAAGACCTTTTGCAAATAGAAGGTAGACACTTCCAATGGGAGATACAGGGAGGTCCTGAAGCAAAGCGGTGGATGAAGCCCGATACATTCATCACACAGACAGCCCTAGAGGGCACACGCTTGTTTTATGAGCAATGCCTAAAGGGTGATACATCTGATAATGTGAAGGGTGTAAAGGGATTGGGTGAAGCCAAGGCTCGCAAACTCCTTGCTGGAATTGATAATGAGAGGGCTATGTTGGATGTATGCCTTTCACAATACGCCAGCGAGGAGGAGTTCTTGATGAACGCACAATGCTTGTATATTCTTAGGTCTTTAGATGATAGTTATATTTCACGATATGAAAGGCTACTAAATGAAGTTTGAGGTAAATGTTGTCAGTAAACAAGTAATAGATTTATCAGAAGAAGACTGTGAGAATATCTTAATACAAACCTTGCACAACGATTGGTATGAGATATTTCATGGGATGGACAAAGAAGATGGTGAGGCAATTCAGAGAGTTTATAATATATATTCAGGAAAGAATCTTGTCTAGCTGGACAGAAGGTCGGTTACGGACATTTATCACTTCAACTCTGCGAGGTGGGTTTAGAAAATATCCCCCCAAGTATGAAACTCTAAAAGCGGCATCAGTAGGCAAAAAGGTCAATGCCAAAACAAATAGAATGGCTGAACACTTCACTTGTAATATGTGCAAAGGTGAATTCCCAGCTAAAGAAGTGAATGTAGACCATGTAGAACCAGTAGTGTGTCCTTTTACAGGATTTGTAGATTGGAATACTTTTATAAGTAGGTTGTTTTGTGAGGGTGGGAATTTGCAGGTGTTATGCTCCCCTTGCCACGACATCAAGACCGCTGAGGAAAGGGTAGAACGACATGGCAACAAAAAATGATATTACAGGCGATAGTATAATTAGTGGTAAAGGTAGTAAGAAGAAGTTTGATGAGGGTATTAAACTCATTAAGCCAAGTTGCCTTCCTGATTGTAAATATCTTATTGACACACTAACTAAGTGCAGGGTTTGTGATTTTCGTGACGAATCCCTTGTGCCAAAGAAAGGAAAGAAATGAGAATCCGTTTAAACGACCTCCCCGAACATCATCCCTACAGGAATATTAAACTTAAAGATTTAGAAGTGTTTTATCGTAAAGAAGATAATAAGGTATGGCAAGAGGTATTCTCCACTTATAATATTGCAAAAAACACATACAATGAGTTAGGTGCGGTATGGAAAGATGGGCACGAGTGGGCTGTGGATAGTGATTCATCTTTGTGTCAGATATGCGGTAAGGATTTAAGCAAGGTTACTGAATGTGCTTGGACATCTTGCCCTAAAGACAATTGGGACGAGGATAGGATTGATATCATCTCACAGAATGGCAACGAGGGCTTACACTATGTCTAAAAGAATGATGGTGATACCTGACACTCAAGTCAGACCTAATGACGACCTAGAATACCTAGAACGCATTGGGAAATATGCTGTTGATATGCTTCCTGACATAATTGTGATGTTGGGCGATTTCGCAGATATGCCATCCTTGTCTAGCCACGATAAGGCTGGTAGCAAGAGTATGGAGGGTCAACGCTACAAGGCAGACATCAAAGTGGTTCACGAGGCGATGGATAAGCTGCTAACCCCTATCCGAGAAGAACAGCAACGGAGAATAGATAACCATAAACCTCGCTGGAACCCACGGATGGTTATGCTGTATGGAAATCACGAGAATCGCATAAATCGGGCAATAGATAATGACCCTAAATTAGATGGACTAATATCCTTGGAGGATTTAAAATATGAAGAAGCTGGCTGGGAAACTGTTCCTTTTCTGCAACCTATCATTATTGAAGGTATTGCTTTCTGTCATTACTTTGTTGCTGGTGTTATGGGTCGCCCTTGTGGGACTGCCCGTGCTTTGCTTGCTAAGCATCATCAGAGTTGTATTGCAGGGCATCAACAAGGTAGAGATATTGCTTACGGCTTAAGGGCAGATGGCTCGGAGGTTATGGCACTAATCACAGGTAGTTGTTACGAGCACGAGGAGCATTACCTAAATCACCAAACCAACCGCCACTTCAGGGGCTTGTATATGTTGTTTGATGTCAAGGATGGTATGTTTGATGAATGTCCAATCAGTTTAAGGTATTTAAGGAAAAGATATGCAAAAAAGGATTAATGACATAACACCTGAACAATGGAATAGTATGAACGCTGTTAAAAAAGAACATAGTGATGGGTCAAGTGCAGATTACTATACTTTTCCAAAAGATTTTAGTGAGTTGCAGGATTTAATATCATATAAAAATATGAACGCACAAATTGGTGAGATATTTAGGGCTTGCTACAGATATGGAGAAGTTTCCCATAGTCCACCTTTGCGAGATATTAAGAAAATATTATTTTATGCAAAAGCTGAATTAAAACGATTGGAGAATATTAGTGCTCACGATTAAAGAATTGCAAGAGGTAATGCTTGAGCAGTTGGATGAGTTGGAGATATTTGACCTACTGGAAATTACCGCAGAGGATTTAGTCTATGCCTTTGAGGATAAAATAGCGAAATATCAAAAACGCATTTGTCTAGAGTTAGCGGATGAACAGGAGGAATTATGGTAAAAAAGGCGAAAGTAAAAGTAGACCAAAAGCAATGGCACGTTCAGCTAGATTGTCCAGTAGAAATTATCAAGAGGGGGTATTATCCTGATACAGTTATTGCCAAACTCCCCGATGGAAAAGAAGCTCATGTAGATATGGCATACCTTGCTAAACTCAAGGGAGTTTAATATGGAAAAACCTAAAGATTGGATTACAAAAGAAGAAGGTAAAAATGCAGCCTACACTTTGTATAAATTTATGAAACAATATGAAACTGTTCCAGCAGTCTATCAACAAAGCAGTTTATGTATGATTGGTATTAGATTATTACAAATAGAAGAAATACAAAAAAATATGCGAAAAAATTATAAACAACAAATAAAGCAATTAGAAAAAGAAAAGAAAATTACTTACATTAGTAAAAATGAGTTTTACTATAACTAAAGGATAATTATGTTTGTATCAGTAGAATTTATTACAGGAATGATGGTCGGGTTTGAGTTAGTTGATAAGCGTATGCTTGGTGAGGAAAGTGGTCATGTGATTGTAGTAGATTTATTTATTATTCGTTTGATGTTTGACAAATGATGAATAAGTAGTAAAATTTGCACTAAAATCAAGCTCTAGGGCTTGTTTAAAAAGAGGGGTCTATGTAACGGTATCAGTTTTATATGATATTCGCTTCTAGACCCCTTTATGTGCGTTTTAGAGCTATTAGAACGAAAAAGCCTTAATATTTGATGGTTTATTACCAAACATTTCCCTAACTTCAGGGGTTCTTTGAACTTCTGCACCTAATGCACCTAAAATTGCATCCTTTGCAGTTACTCCAACTAAGGCAGCAGTTTTACCTCGTTTAGAAGCCACTAAATTTACACCTCGTTTGATAGAATAAATTTCATCTAATGATAAGATTTTAGTTTTTTCAAATATAGGACTTAAATCATTAAAACGAGTAACGGCTTCTTTTTCAGGAAGTGCTTTAAAATACGAAACAACAGCCGCTTTTAAATCTGCTGGACCACCTGCACTTTTCTTAATATTTCGTAATGCTTGTTCTAAGTCTTCAGCATAAGTAGGACTTGCTTTAAATTTAGTATCTAAAAGAACAGGAATACTATCTCTTGATTTTGCTACAACTTCAGATTCCTCTACACCTTTTAAAAGAGAGTATAAAGGCTTACCAGTATTTGCAGCAAAATAATCATCATAATTGCTAGATAGAGTATCTTTAATAAATTTACTACCCCTATCCGTTGCTTCAGATAAACCTTCAATCTTTTTAGGTGAGTGAATTAACTCATCAATCATACTTGCATAAGCTTTAGGCGAAACAACACCACTACTTTGACTTTTTAATGTCCTTACAATAGCAGCAGCTTGTCCTGAGTTAATTAAACCAGCGTCTACACCTTGAGCAAGAGTATTCTCTACATTAGCCATTTGTGCACTTCTACCAAAAGTAAGACCACTAGATGTTAAATCATCCAAGGTATTCTCATAGATAGTTCTAACACTTTTTGATGCAGGTAATTTAGGGTCTATAACTAAACCAATATCTGTAAGTCTTTTAACATTTTCTTTTTGATTACCTGTTCTAAAAATGTCAGTTGCCACACCACCACGAACATTTGCATTACCTAAAGCAAAGCGACGTAAAGCCCACTCACTTTCTGTTTCACCACCTGTTAATGCTTTTGTAAACGCACCAAGTTTTTCACCAATAATCGGTATTTGTTTAGTAAGTGCAGTTGAACCTCTAGTTATAGCTTCATGTAATATAGTAGGTGCAGCACCACCAGCCATTTCAATAGTAAGACCTGTGATATCATTTTGGAAGTTTTGCGGTTTACCTTCTAAATAATACTCAGCAGCTAATGAACTAGCCCCACCTGACAAAGCAGCCCCAGTAGCAGACTTAACTACACCAAAAGCAGTTCTACCAGTAGCAATAGCAGGTATCATACCAAGAACACCACTTACAGCAGCCGCCCCTTTTACTACATTGGGGTCAAATTCATAGGTTGCTGGCATATTTTGAACATCTTCTACCTTTTGTGCAAATTCCGCTTGTCTAGCAGGAGTAGTAGCATTGCTAGGTAAAATCTCTTGTTTAGCATCAAACCCTAAACTATTAATATAACCTTTAGTTTCTTTAGGTAAAAAGTTATACCAAGGTTTACCTGTTTGTTGTTCTCTTTTTAATGCAAGGTCAACGGTGCCCTTACCACTATTGTAAGCAGCAGATGCCTTAAAGAAATCACCTGAAAAATCATTTAATTTTTGATTAAAGTAAGCTTGCCCTATTGCATAATTATAATCTTTGTCTTCTTTATATAACTTATCGCTAAAAGGTAATCCAGCAAGTCTAGCTGCTTCAGGGGCAGTGGCTGGCATTACTTGAGCAATACCAATAGCCCCTTTTTTTGATGTAACAGGTGTACCATCTTTCCTTAACTGTTTACCGCCACTTTCAATTCCAACAAGCAAATCAAAGTTATTACTATTTAACCGTGATAATAGAGCAGGGTCGGTAACTTCTTCAGTTGCAGGAATAGTAGAAGTAGATAGTGCATTTAATTGAGCAAGAAGGGCTGGGTCTGTTACTTCCTCAGTTTGTATTTGGTTATCCGCCATTATTTAATCACCTTTACCCATTTACCATTAGATGTTTGTTGGTAATCAACATTATCAATAGTAACTATTTTAGATGTTGCAGCTTGCTGAGGAGAGGCACTAGTTTCCTTACCAACAGGGAATTTAGTATCCATTTCCTTTTGCAATTCTTTCATAAAATTAGTGTAATGAGTTTTAACTGCTTCTAAATTCTTTTTAAGAACTTCTTCACTTAAATTAGGATTTAGATTTCCTAGAGAAGCTTGTAAGTAATCCAACTCTTTTACAGCTACGTTACCCAAAGCACCACCTGTAGGCGATTCTTGACGCATAGCATTTAATTGTTCAAAACCAATATTAGCTTTAATTGTATCTACATAACTAGCTAGAGAAGCCGCATCTGAGCCACCTGATAAGGGTAACATACGAGTAGCTTCACCGATTGAACCAGTTGTTTTAGGTGAAACAAGTTTTAAAGCTTCATCAATGTTTGTAGAAACAAGATTACTTTTATTTAAATTAGAAACTATTTGTCGTTTATTTTTACTACTTGCTTTTTCTTGTTCTACCGCAGCAGGTGTCCCTGCAACAGGGGTCATAGATGTAACACCACCAGCACCAAATGTAGGTTGATATCCAGCAAGAGGTGAAGCTGCAGCAACAGGATATAATCCACTAATTGTTTGTTTTGCTATTGCTACTTGTTCAGGAGTAGAATTAGGATTGCTTATGATTGCTATGTTTTGAGCATAAACTGCACCAGCACTTGGCAAAGCACTTGCTTTTTCTGCTGTATTTTTTTCAATTTGAGATTCTTTAACTCTATTTTCTAAATCAAGTTGAAGTTGTTCTTTTCTAAACGCATCCGCTTTAGCTTTTGCTTCAGCAAATTCTTTTAAATAACCCCTGTCATAGAATTTACTTGCAGCTAAATCATAATAAAGACCTTGGTCAGAAATAGTAGGATTTTCTGCTATTATTTCTTTTTGTATTTCTTCCATTTGCTTAGCTTTAGCAAGTTCAGGATTTTCTACACCAAAAAGACTACCAACAATACTACCAACAACACTACCTACACCTGCACCAGCAGCGTATGAAGGATTAACTTGAGAAGCTCGTTCTAGAAAAGCAGCTTGTTGTGCTTGTCTAGCTGCTCTAAGGTCAGCAGGAGTTGGTCCAAACAAAGATTGAGTTTCAGCCATAATTTATCCTATTATTTTTTATAAGCACTCATACCACCACTGAGTAAACCACCCCAAAATGATAGATTAGAATCTCGTGCTTTTTGTTGTAAACTAGCAATATTGGCACCAGCAGTAGCTGATGATTGACCAGCTTCTAAACCATAACCTAATGATGGTAGAGCAAGGTTTTGTAATTCAGTGCCATAACCAAGGATATTAGCAGATTGAGCATACGGTTGATAGGCGAGTTCTTGACCCATTCCATAATAACCTAATGCTTTTTGTATCTCTTCATTTTGAATTGCTCTAGACCTATCAGTAGAAGCTAACGCTAGTTCTAGGTCTTGTTGTCCACGAGATTGTTGTAAAGCATATTGTTGTGGATTAATATAACCTTCACCCATACCAACACCTGCCCCTAGTGTCCCACGACTAAACATAGTATCGTTTAAACGACTTGATTCTTGTGCACGAGTTGGTTCTAAAATGGCTTGTTGCTGATTGTAATAATCTTTAGCCATTTGGTTTGTATCCATACCTATAGATGTACCAAATAATTGTTTACCATAAGTAGACAAATCACCTGCAAATTTCGTTTGTTCAGAAGAAGGCATTGCTCCTTCAGCAGCAGATAAATATTTATCCCACATACTTTGTAGTTCAGGTGAGAATGTAACTCCTCCTGTTCCTGTAGCAGTGTTAAAATAACTACTACCAGCAGGGGTAGTTATAGCGTAAGGTTTAAAAGCTGCTTGAGAGGTATCAACCTTTTTACCTCCAAATAAATTTGTTACTCCACTAACAAGCTTTCCCATTATATTTTACCCCATATAAACATTATTTTATTCCCATCTTCTGTAGATACTTCATCTTGAAAAATATTAAACCCATTCATCTTTGTAAATTTATATAATTTAGTATTAGATTTATCTACAAAAGCAAATATCCGTTTTTCTTGTAATGCAAATAAATAAAAACTATCTCTTAACCAATTTTCTTTTACTCTTTTATTCCATCTATGCACATCACAATGAACAGCTATAAAATCTTCAATATACTCAAAATAAATCGTATAGTCTTTTTTAACTAAGACTGGATGCTTCATTAAGCCGTGCGTGTCCACATATATACAACAATATATGGAGGTAGGTTAGCATTAGTTCCACTTACACCAGCAGAAGCTACAGTTGTTGATACAGAAATACCAGTAGTAGCTGAGTTAGTACTTGTTTGTGTAGACCAATCAGGATTACCACGACCTTCTTCAAAACCAGCAGAACCAACATATCCACCTAAAGTAGTAGCAACACGACCAACGTGACTATGCCCTGAATCTGAAACACTTGATGTGGCAGTGTGTGAGTGACTTGCTACAACAGCATCAGCACTACCACCCGTAGCACCACCTGCAAAACCACCACCTGCTCCAATTAATGTCCTACCAGCACCAAAAGCAGTCCATGTACCAAAACCAAGAGAAGTTGCAGGATTAGAGGAACTTGTAGAACTAAATATAGCACCTACAGGGAAGGCTAAAGCTAAAGCTGCTGTTACAAAAGCAGTAGTGGCTATTTGAGTACTATTAGTGTTAGCAGCAGCAGTAGGAGCTAAGGGTGTCCCTGTAAATGTAGGAGATGTTGTATCTGCTTTACTAGCTACAGCAGTAGCAATAGCATTATACTCATCATCAATCTCAGCACCTTTAATAATCTTACTAGGATTACCTGTAAGCAAGGCATCCTTTGTATAGAAGTTTGTTGCTTTTACATAGTTTGACATTATACCATCTTCCCTGTTTTCAAATAGATTGTTAATTGTTGTAAGCTGACAGGAGCACCTTCAATTGGAACTTCCACACCAAATTGCAATATTTTACCTGAGCCACCTAGGTGCATAACAATATCATTAATAGCAATACCAGTAGAGAATTCCCCTACATTGTATTCTGCTATATTATACTCAGCACTACCACCAATAAAATCTTTTGTAAATGTTCTACTTGTATAGGTTGTTTTATAATCAAACCCATATTTAAATACAACATCTTGTGTACCAGCAGCAATTACAATTACACTTACTTTCTTTAAAAATTTAAGACTATAAGGTTCACCTGCATCTATGTTAGAAGTATAATATTCTAAACGATACGATTCACCATTATCAGAGTAACCAAAATACTTACCAATACCACCTGCCATACCTAGATATAAGTTTCTATCTCTAGTCTTACAAAGAGCTTTAGGTAAGAAACTTTCCCATGTTGTTACACGAGCAGCACCATTTTCTAATGTCTGACGTAAGTCAAAGTAAAAGGCTTGCTTTAAATTAGGTAAAACTAATAGATAAAAAGCATCTCTCTCAAAATAAATACTTTTAACTTCTGTTAATACTTCACCTGAAATGTACTGAACTAAGTCATCACGAACATTAGCAGACAAGTCACGCATTGGCATACTCTTGTCTTGTACTACTCGATTAAAACTACGTACACCACTATTACTTAAGAATATTAAATCTGTACCTGTTTGTTGTATAGTATCACGAGCAATACATCCAACACCTGTAACCACATCAGCAAGAGTTAAATTAGTAGGGTCATCAGGTGAATCGTATATTATAATGTTATTACGGCAGAATATAATAAGATAATTATTATGTGAGGATATACCAACAATTTGGTCACTGCTACCAACAACAGATTCAATATCAATTAAACCTGAACCTACCCCTGTAAAAGCCGCACCATCTAGTAATTTGCTATAATAAACTGTTGTCTTAGCACCAGTTACACCTGCCACCCAATGACGACCAAATGCTGTATGTGAACAGTCAGGGTCAAAGGTAGATACACCTGTAGGTTTAGTGCCATAATCCCCTACTCGTTGCCAAATATAAGCACCAGTATGGTTAGCTTTGCGATATACAAGGAGTGGATTACCTGTTTGAGCAGCAAATCCATACATACTATTACCATAACCAGCACCCTCAGCTAGTTGTGAGAATTGCCATCTATTACCAGTAAAAGTAATAGTTAAATCTGATGTTTGGTTTGCTTGTTTAACTGGAGATTCAATAAGAGTAGTAGTACCTGTGTACATCTTACCACCACCACAAGAAAGAATAGTTGCTGTTAGGTCTATATCAATAAACTCAAATAAAGATTCTAGATAATCAGTATCACTTAAAGAACCATTATTTGTAGTAACTGGGGTCCAACCCCTACGGCTTCCTAAACGACCAAACTTATCAATGATACAGTTAATGGCTTTTGTGGCATACCCACTCTCTAATGTAACACCACTCTCCTGAGTGTTTAACCCAAGAAAGCCAAGTGCCGCATTACTAAGAGCTTTTAAAGCCCCTGCCATTAATAGGCTCTCCAAATAGTTTCATCTTGTCTAATAGAAGCTTCAATAGCAATTAAATCGGCAGCAAGTGAACGATAGCGTTGTTCTTGTTCAGCATAACCACCATCATCGCCACGCTCACTAATTGCACGAGCTAAAGCACCTTCTACAAGGAGATTGGCTGGAATTTGTATTTGTGTGGAATCTGCTACTAACTCTTGTTGAGGGAGTATTACATTAATACGGATATTATATACACCATCAGGTATTGGATATAAATCTATTTGAGTATCCCCATTAGAATTTACACCATTGAAGTTGTAATAGATAGGTGCGCTGTGCTGAACACTTGACATTAAAAACTGTTCATCAAACCAACGGCTACTGCGTTCTTCCATGAATACATCTTCTGTATCATTTACAACATCTAATACACGGAAACGAGTGCCTGAATCAACTAACACATAGTTAAACAAAGAATCAGTTGTAGTGGCAGTTAGTGTTGTGCGTAGAGCAGACCAATTCCAAGAGTTTTCAATCTCTACTTTTACAACATTCACTAAATCCCCAATAAGCTTGGAGTATGGAGTTTCATTGACAGTAGTAACCTCGTTCTCACGAAGTCGTCTTAAAACTCTATTACATACTTCTAAATATGTCAATTTATATTCCTTTTAATTATAATACAATTATATCACAATAGACACAATTTGTCAACCTATTTCTTACCACTTGACTTTATCAGCCCAGTATGCTGCACTCATCTTACCCTTAGCAATGTTATCTGCATGACGAGCCTTGAAGGATTTTTGTCTAGCTTTGCCAGCAGCAGTAGTGGGGTTAGCACCTGCACCTGAAACGCCTTGTTGACCAAAACGAATTAGTTTCTCTTTATCTCCTTCTTTCGCTAGAACAGCATGAGATTTAGTTGGGTGATTTGGTGTGCGTTTAGGTTTGTTATACCCAGCAAAAGTTTCTTGTCCTTTTTTGATTGGCATATTATTTCCTTAAAGTAAGATACATACGTTCACCAATAACGAAGCTCATACAAGCCCCACTTAAATCTAACATAATTAAAGTTATGGCTTCGGGTACAGTAGGAGTAAATACAGCAGCCACTGTCGCTAACCAAATAATGATAATTGCAATATACCTAAAGCTAGACCTTAAGTTAGTAACCCAAATAGAAGGTTCACCTGATGGTTTATCTATCTCTGCTAGTGCTTGTAGACGAGCGGTTTCTGCTTGCATAAGTTGTATGCGTTCAGCTACATTGACAGGATTACCTCCTGCTCCTTTTGTAAACTTAGCAAAGATACCACGAACACCATCTGTTAAAGCTGGTAGTAGAGCTGGAAATAAGACAGACCACATTATACAATCCCCTTTACAT